AGATGACCATGAAGATGGAAGGTCATATACACGCATTCAAAGATAAAGATAATAGACTTATGCACTATTACATTCCACAGCCACATCCACTACAAGCTATATTTGGACACACAGCAAATTTTACAGAAGACCAAATAAAAGGTGTTATCAGTCACAACGCAGATGATGCTAAACATAACCTTCAACAAAGAACTACACAAGAAACATTTGGGCAAAGCGTAGCTTATACGCTAACACAATATGATTAGTATGGAACGTCTATTGTCCATCCTAGAGGATTGGGCTTTATGGATGAAGTCGGATAATCACCGTTTGGGTTATCCATCTAAATCAATTGGTCTCTCGTCAGGAGGCGAGTCAACTTCAGAAGCGTTTGAAGAAATGTGTTCTGCTCAGGATATGAGTAATGTTAGAACCATACACGCTATTGTGCATAGCTTAGAACAAGGACAACAAGACGCTATCTATGCTAAATACTTAGGTGCTAAACCACCATTAGCCTTTTATTGGCAATTAGACATGGCATACGATAACTTGCTGACAATAGCAGAAAGACGAATAAACGCATAATGTTGTTGCAAAGAACTATGAAAGTATGCTATAATACTACTTGTTGGACAACTCCTGTCCGTTAATAACGTAATCCCACAAAAGCCTGACTGCACTCTCTCCGTGGTTGGGCTTTTTCTTTTATATGACATTCTCAGTAACTATATGTAATCAATGCGGTGACCCTTTTGACTCTACCGAGTATCCGCTATGCAACGACTGTAGATATGACCATAGATTTATTAAATTAAGGAAACAACATGAAGTCAACACCGAAGACAAAAGCAGGCAAGATGAAGAAAGTAGGGAAAGTAATGCGTGAGTTTAAAGAAGGCACATTACATTCAGGTAAGGGTGGTAAAGTAGTAAAATCTCCTAAACAAGCTATTGCTATTGCTTTATCAGAAGCTGGCATGGCTAAAAAGAAAGGTAAATAATTATGCCAATGGTAAAAACAAAAACTGGAATGAAAGCTTTTCCTTACACTTCAAAAGGTAAAATGGAAGCTAAAGAATACGCAAAGAAAACAGGCAGCAAAATGGCTACTAAACCTATGAAAAAGGCAGCTAAACGTGGCAAGTAAACCAGGTCTCTACGCAAATCTCGCTGCTAAACGTGCTAGAATAAAAGCAGGTTCAGGTGAGAAGATGAGAAAGCCAGGAACAAAGGGCGCACCTACAGCTATGGCATTTAAACAATCAGCAAAAACAGCTAAGAAAAAGAAATGATTAAGAAGGGTAAGGAAACATTCTCAGGTTATAATAAACCTAAGAGAACGCCTAATCATCCTACTAAGTCACATGCAGTATTAGCTAAAGATGGTGACCAAGAAAAACTTATACGCTTTGGACAAAAAGGCGTAAGTGGTGACAAGACAAATACAGATAGAGCAAAGTCATTTAAAGCAAGACATGCTAAGAACATTGCTAAAGGAAAAATGAGTGCCGCTTTTTGGGCAAACAAAGTAAAGTGGTAAAACTAGATATATATGTAGGATATGATGGCAAGGTAGAACCAATTGCTTATCATAACTTTTGCCAGTCAGTTATAGAGAAGTCATCTATACCGGTAAGTTTTACACCATTAGCATTAAACACATTACAAGACTACAAAGAAACACATACAGACGGTAGTAACGCATTTATCTACTCACGCTTTCTAGTGCCATATCTAAATAACTTTAAAGGTATCGCACTATTCGTAGATGGCGATATGATATGCAGAACAGATATAGCAGAGATACTAGCTAACTTTGATACAGACGAAGCAATCAAAGTTGTAAAGCATAACTATACAACAAAGCATCCTGTTAAATATCTAGGTGCAAAGAACGAAGACTATCCTAAAAAGAACTGGTCAAGCGTTATGTTATGGAATTGCTCACATTGGCTAAACAAAAAACTAACACCTCAGTTTATACAAGAACAAACAGGTAAATACCTGCACAGATTTGAATGGCTAAAGTATCCTGAAGAACAAGTAGGCAAGCTAGATGAAACATGGAACTGGCTAGAAACAGAATACGAATACAACCCAGATGCTAAACTAGTGCATCACACATTAGGCACACCATGCTTTAAAGACTATCAGAATACAGACTATAGTCAAGAATGGTGGGAAACATACCAAAGAATGATATATCCTCTTAAAGGAAAGAACAGGGAAAGCGAGTTATAAAATGGCAGGTTTACTTGAATACACCAAGAATGGTCAAGTAACAGAGCCACCATTGTATCGTTTTATGCGAGGCAATGTTCAGTCTTTCTTAAACTCTATACCTGACCCTAGTGGTCTTACTAAAGAAGAACAGTTAAATTTAGCAGCTAATGTCAATCCTATGATGGGGTTAATTGGAGCATTAGCACCGGCAAAATATGTTGGTAAAACTTTGGAAGGTATGCCAGAGTTTGTAGATGTTGGCGGGAAACTAGAACAGTTTGGTACAGACCAAAGGCTTGTAGATATTGCAGGTAATTATGCTGCGAATAGAGGGTTATTATATAATCCAGCAGAAAAATATGCACAGTTAGATATTGAAAGAGCTAAACGCATAGCAAATGAATATGAAAAAATGGCTAACAACCCACAAGCATTACCTACTAAAAAGTCTTATGACGCATTAATTGATGAGACACAAGCTCAGTATGAAGCATTAAAAAAAGCAGGGTATAAATTTGAATTCATGCCAAAATCTGGTGACCCATACGGTAATCCTAGAAATGCTATCAATGATTTAGTACAGAATAAACATTTATATGTACTTCCTACAGAGTCAGGCTTTGGAGGAACTAGAGCTAAAGAAGCATCAAAACAAAACCCATTATTACAAAAAACAGGTGAAACATGGGATGGTAAACCAGTATTAGCTAATGATATGTTTAGAGCTGTACATGATGTATTTGGTCATGCACAACGTGGAGTTGGATTTAGAGCTGGTGGAGAAGAAAACGCATTTCAATTACATTCTAGGATGTTTTCACCTGAAGCATTGCCAGCAATAGCATCAGAAACTAGAGGGCAAAATTCTTGGGTAAACTTTGGACCATATTCAGAGTTAAATAGAACAGCAAATCCAGCAACTACACAATATGCAGAACAAAAAACTGGACTTATGCCAGCATGGACTTGGTTAGAGGGATTACTTAGATAACCAATATTCGTATAAACTTTTAAACCATGCAGCAGTAAAAAAGAAACACAATACAAAAGTTCCCCATTGGTGAGCTATGTAAGATGAATAGAACCAAAATGGTTGACCAAACAACCCAAAAATGCAAGCATATTTTCTATACTTGTTATCATTGGATTGTATAAGCCATAAAGCAATTAGTTCAGTTACAGCAATAATAAATTGTTCAATCATCTATTTTAGGTGACTGAGCAAAAGTTTCTTTGTGAAAGTAATGGCTATTAGTTAGATTACCATTTACAGGTTTCTTTCTATATAGCTCATAATAATCACCAATAGTTCTAACGCCATAATTTTTCATGGTATCGCCAAAGAATTTCATAGTATCTTTGGAAAAGAAGAAGCTATCAGGGTTAAGTAGTTCATGTTGATATTTAAGTTCGCTGGGTGACACTATTACTCTCCTAAGTGTTATATAATATAAAACAACAACAATTAATATTATCTATAAATAAACAAAAAGTAAAGAATTATTTAAAAAAGGGCAACCAACCGTATGGAGTTGCAATATCATGGACAAAGAAGAACAATTAGCATTAGCTAGAGAGAAAGCTGCAGAAGTAAACAAAGGCAACACATATTCTAGTAAAAACAATAGGTTATGGGCAGATACTCTGAGACGTGCTGTTATTCAATCAGATGCAGAACGATTACGTATGATAGCAGAGGCTTTAATAGATAAAGCAGCTTCAGGTGATGTATCAGCTATAAAAGAACTAGGTGATAGAATAGATGGTAAGTCAGTAGCAACTACAGAGTTGACTGGTGTAGATGGTTCTAATTTACCTATAAGCATTGGGATTAACTTTGTCAAGCCAGACGATAGCAACATTTCCGAATAAGCTAGACTTCTTATTTGAGCCACACCGTTACAAAGTAGCATACGGTGGTAGAGGTTCAGGTAAGTCATGGTCTATGGCAAGGGCATTGCTTATAAAAGCAGCCAATGAGCCAACACGTGTCTTATGCGCACGTGAAATACAAAAGTCTATCAAGCAGTCAGTACATACATTACTTAATGACCAAATACAAGCATTAGGTCTAGGAGCTTTCTATGAAGTTCTTGAAGCAGAGATTAGAGGTCTTAACGGTAGTACATTTAGCTTTACTGGTCTTGCTACAAATACTGTTGAGTCTATAAAGTCTTTTGAAGGTTGTGATGTTGTATGGGTTGAGGAAGCACAAACTGTTAGTAAAAAGTCATGGGACATATTAATACCTACAATACGTAAACCTAATTCAGAGATATGGGTATCATTTAACCCTAATATAGATACAGAC